TACCCCAGGAGGTTGTTATGCAGTACGGACTTTGTTGTATAAGCTTAAATTTACAAGAACTTGACGAACCTATCAAATTTAGGACAATGACTTACAAGCGATTCTCTAGTTTGCCTAGAGAAGATGCACTGACTATCCTTGGCGGGCGTATATTAAATAACCTTTTAACCACCAATAGTATTATAGAATACTGCGGTGATCACAACCTTTGTTATAGAGTAAGCAGCGATTTATTCCCCCTCATTACATATGAAAAAGCAAATGTCTGCCTGGAAGACTTGCCACAACACGACAGTATACAAGAAATGTTTGAGATTATTTCACAAACTATTTCCGATACTGGGGTTCGCGTTTCTTGTCACCCTAGCGAGTTTAATGTGCTGGCATCACTCAACCAAGAAGCAGTCGAAAAAACCATCAAAGAACTCAATTTCTACAGCAGTTTCTTCGACAGAATCGGCTGTAAGACAAATTATACAAACCCGATAAACCTACATATACATAATAAACATGGAGAATACTCAGAAATCGTTAATCGTTTTATGCAAAATTTTAACCGTCTTGATGACAATTGTCGCTCTAGACTTGTTATTGAGAATGATGACAAACCAAATTGCTGGAGTGTTCACGAACTTCTAGAACACTTCAATTCTGTAACGGGTATACCTATTACGTTCGATTATCTGCACCATAAATGCAACCCAGGTAATCTCACAGAACAAGAAGCAATACAGGGTTGCTATGACACTTGGGGCGATTATAAGCCGTTATTCCACTACAGCGAAAGTCGCCCAGGAAATAACCCAAGAGCGCACTCTGATTATGCATACAATAAGTTCGCTACATATGGTTTGGACTTTGACCTAGATTTTGAACTTAAGATGAAAGACAAAGCAATACTACGGTATATGGAGGAACAATCATGCTAGATTCAGACGATCCGCTACTTAAAATAAAAGACATTCGGGGAGTTTCTAAACATATAGGTAGAGATGTAGCAAACGAAATGCTTATTCCCATAAAAGAAATGAAAGACTTTATAAGACCAAAAGAAATACGATCTTTGATAAAGCAATACTCTATAAGTAAAAATAACGAATTGTATATGAACACTGTAATATTGCAAAAAATATTTACGGAAGTAAAAAATTGGGTACTTGGTGTTCAACTTGCAAAAATGGCTTCGGAAGGTAAAATAGATACAATATGGGATGAAGAAACAAATTGTATGGTTTTTAAAACAAACTAATCTAGGAGATATTATGCGTAATAGATTTTCAAAAAAGCACGAAACAGGAACAGTAGTTACAACTAAAACCTTTTTTGGTAGTACATCTGATATGGTTGTAGATTTAAAAAACTATACCTCAGATCCAGTGGTTGTAATAGGAGATAATGAGGTAGTTTGTAAGGATGACAAGGGATATTATATCACACTTAAATCTAGAATAGACTCTAATACGGCAGACCCAAATCGTTATGCGAATGAAAAAGCCAGGGTTGCGTTAACTGAAAAAACTCAAGAGGCTTGACATGGAGTGTCGATACAGTATAATGGAGTATGCCTAACAGGAGAAAAATAATGACTTGGCAACAGCTTAAAAAATTCATATCAAAGATGGACAAATCTTTTTTGGATTCTGATGTAAAACTATATGACTTTTCTAATGGCGATGAGTATCATGTAGATGTAACAGAATTACTAATCAATGAATGTAGTGCAGAAGACCAGAATGATGGTTGGGTTCCGTACCTATCAATAAACGGGGAGGAAGTTGAAAATGGTGGCAAAACTAAGAAAACAAGTGTCGATTGATTTTTTGGATTACACCAAAAATACCATCAATGACTTACTCAAAACCAAAATTCCTCAATCAGTAAAACAAAAACTCTGTATCATAATGGAGAAACTCCTAAACGATACTAAAAGCTATACAGGATATAGGCATCTATATTGGTCTAAGTATGGTCATCTTGATTGGGATGAAGCTAAACAGAAAGCTTTTTACCCTTCAATACCAAAAGAGTTTATACTAGGCCCAGACGATACTGGTAAGATGGATTTTGTGAGTGATATACAAGGCGAGTTTTCTCGCTATTACCCTTAAATTGGAGTTTATAAAATGGATAGATTTGATCTAGAAAACGAAATTTCAAACTTGAATACGATTGTTGATTGTTTAAATGATATATCCTATGGTATCCTTGAGGGAGATTTTACTAAAGATGATACAGTAAACGCAATAGACGGTCTTGCTTGTTTAACTAAGTCAAGAATCAACAAGTTGTTTGACGTTTTTCTACAAGTACATAAACTTGATCAGTATAACGAAAATCTCAATGACTGTACTGACGTTATCGACGCAAATAAACTTAACAAAGGTTATTTTGGAAGTTCTGTTGATAAAGAATTGCCGTGGGTATAATGCTCTGGAAAGAAGTTAAACGCTGGGCTAAAGATCATGGGTATGAGTCTTGTAAAAATCAAGGCTCATATTCATGGTCTATGATAGCAGATCCAACAATTAGTGGCGAAGCTAAAAGCGTTAGCAAATTAGCCAAAGCTATATTTAATCACATGACAAATAACAAATGGGTGGAACACCAAAATAATTATGAGCAATAAAAGCATAAGCATATTAATATTATGCGGATTTTTATCTATATCGATAGGTATGAATCTTATATTTTTCGATAAAAACCAAACTTTGAAAAAAGAAATATTGTTGTTGAACAAAATGATCTACGCTCTTATAATAGAGATACAAGAGCAAGATAAAGAAATAAATGGGAACTTGGTATATGAATATCGTAGATAAAATTAGAAACCTAACACTTAGATTACGCAGTCTTGAAAAAATCAATATAGACTTATCAGCACATGCAACAAAGTCTATTGATAAAAGATTGTCTGGACAAAATCCAGAAGAATCCATTTCTATATACAGTGTTCAAGACCATAACAACGGAATCTATGTCAGAAACAAAAATTGTTGGTGCGGTGACGTTGATTTAAGTTGTATTAGCCCGTGGAATAGTCATGCTGGCAATTTAATGGCTGGCACCCTAATCACTCCACAGCACGTTTTATTTGCTAATCATTTTATGGTTCCCAACAACACAAAAATTAGATTTGTGTCAATGAATAACGAAATAATTGAAAGAACAATAGTCAATCAAAAGTATGTTGGAAGCCCAACGGATTTTAATATAGGTCATTTGAATGCACCAGTTACAGACAATATAAAGCCATGCAAAATTTTACCGTATGATTGGAGTAGATATATCGCATACGATAGAAATAACTTTAATGGAACTCATTTAAAGTTTAGATTACCTACAGTTGCTTTAGATCAAGAAGAAAAGGTGTTAACATCAGATGTGGTCAGTATAGATCAAGCAAGTAAAATTATTCAATGTTCTTTACCGCTAGATGACCAAAGAAAACGTTTTTATGAAAATCTAATTACTTTTGATTCTGGCAATCCCTGTTTTCTTATCTTAAATAGCACTTTTGAATTTGGTGATTGTGAATTGGTTCTATTAACTGTATGGACTAGAGGCGGTGGAGGTTCTGGTGGATTTATAAGCAGTTTTATAGACCAAATTAATAAAACCCTTTTTGAGTTACGCGAAGAATATACAAGGCCAGAAAAGTTAGAACAAATAGATCTATACAAATTTAGGTTGGTGTAATGTCATATCTGAATACCCCAATACCTGTTGTCAGTGCTTATGTGCGTGGAAATTTTTTAAGAAATCAAGAAGATTCTTTTGATAAAAAGTTTATATGTCACATATTTGGGATGACTTCTATACCCGCACAAGCCCCCTTGTTTCACTTCATAATGGAAGATGGAGCTTTGTGGTGGAGAATGCCTATACATGCATTTTGCTGGAAAGAGGATGCTCCAGAACAAGAACTAGACGAATTAGTATTGTGGGATTCTTTTAGTTATCATATCTCCGTAACATCTTACCCCATACTTAGAAACCATACATGTAAGTTTATATCACGACGCAGAGTAGAATACACTGGCAGATATTTGTTTACTCTAGATTGGGCTAGTTCTACAGATAGCAGCGATACAGATTTCACTCTTAGCGAATTCCCTTCACAGCATAAGTGTGGACATTTTATCAAAATGGACAATGGAAATTTCGCAATACAGCCTAATAATAGATTAATAATGCATGATCCATCTTTCACTGTCAAGGAAGATTTGGTTATACATCGTAAATACAATGAAACGTTATGGACCGCTGAGAGAAATATGCGTTGGGTTACTCCAGACACAGATATTATGGATTACGATCATACAGATTTGACTAAAGAAAGCAACGAAGATCGGTCGAAACTGTATAACGAACTTGACAAAGGCTAAAAGGTCGAGTATAATTAATCGTACACACAGGAGAATATAGAATGCACGATTTTAAATATGTTTTGACTATGGTTCGTGATCTTAGAGAAACTAGTAGTACAATTGAGAAACAAAAAATTATAGAAGATTATTGCAATCACAGAAGCGAAGCGGCTTCTTTTACAAAAAAAATACTTTTATACACTTATCACCCGCTATGGCAATATAATGTTACAAGCGATAATCTGAAGAAAAAGAAATCACTAAAGGGTAAAAAGTATGATCTCTTTTTTGATCTTCTGGAAGATTTAAGAAGCAGAGTAATTACCGGTCATGATGCTATTGGTGCGGTAAATACTTTTGTAGATCAATACCCAGAATATGAAGAACTCATTCATTGTGTTATTGATAAAGATTTGAA